CAGTGATGAAGTTTGGTGCGGCCGTCCTATTCAGGTACGGCGGCTTGGGCGGCGGCCCCGTTCGGGGGCGGCGGCGGCGCTTTCGCGTCGAGCTTCAGCTCGAGGCTGGCGAGCTTCGCCTTGAGTAGGGCGACCTCGTCCACCGGCGCGGGCAGTTCCTGCCCTTGCAGGAAGGCCACCACGCGGGGCTTCTCCAGGAGGCTTTCCGTCGCGCGGGCCAGCTTGGCTCCGCACGCCTGGAGGCATTCCTCGTACTGGGCCAGAGCGCGTGCTACCGCCACGTCCTTGCTTGTGGGCGGGAGCACCTCTTTGAGGCCGAGGATGATGGTTTGCAGTGCCTGTGGCACCATGTTCAGATATTCGATTGGTGTGGGTGATTGCATCGTGATGAGCTTGACGATCGTCCACTCCACCCCCGCAAGGCTGGTGGTCGAGATCGAGCGTATCCTCGTAAGGAGAAGGCTCGTCGTCTCGATCCACGGCGGGAGTGGCCCAGGGGTCGTTGCAGAGGTCCAATCGGTCGGCGAGAGCGCGCAGCTCTTCTTCGCTCAGACCGGTGCGAGCGGATATGACGCTCAGCATCAGGTGGATATCCTCATGCGCCTGGGGCCAGGCGCCTCCGTCATGAGTAAGCCAGTAAGGCTTCTCGCGGGACGCGTCCTTCCGACCTTCGCGAACTATGGCGTTGGTGGCTTCGAAGGTGCCACTCTCATAGCATCGCACGACCATTCTGGCGTAATTGCTGGTGATCGGCGTTAAGCCGTCCGTGATGAGATAGCCGGACAGCCTGTCGATGGCAGCATCGCCAATGGGGACATTGGGGTCCCGCATGGTCATGTGTAGCTTGCGCCACGTTCGCAGTGGATCCTGGATTGATGTGTTGGTGGACCAGGGATCAACGAAGACTCGACCGAGGAAGGTCACGCCGTTTTCTGGCGCGAACTTCTCGATCTTGATGGTCAGACCTAGGGCGGCGCAACACCGCGTCCAGGCTGTGGCGTACTGGGCGTCGAAAAGACTGTCGTCGCCGTAGCACAAGCCAACTTCCTGGAAAGCCTCCTGTGGCGTTAGGTCTGGTTTTGTCATTCGCACGGCGCAGTACTGAGTGCCGCCGTTAAGATCTGTGGTGAGGTCGGTTGTGGTGGGCGAACCAGATTTTACCCCCTCCCCAGCGTCGTACTTGTAGCCGAAGCGTTTGGCACGCGCGGGGCAGTTGATCAGCATGTCGGTCTTTTTCGTGAGATCCGCTCGGTGATCGGGGTGGAAGAACCGGTGGTACGAAGCGTTCATGGGCGATCGTTGAAGACCGGCCGAGACGGAGCCGTCGAGGTTTTTGTAGTCACCTTCGGCGGGACGGTCTACGCGCGCAACGTAATTTTGGACCCTTTCCGCGATTTCGGTCGGGGTACTGCCGGGGACAAACCAGTGACGGTTGTGCTCGGCATGCAACACCTGCTCTCGGAACGCCAGCGTGTACTGCGAGAAGGTCAGCAGAAAACGCATGTCGGCGAAGGAGGAGATGATGCGAGGGTTCTTCATGCACGGCTCATTTTTGACGAACGCTTCGATCAAGCGACGCGGCTCTTGGTCAACGGTTTCCCAAATCTGCTTGACGGCCAACGTTTGGCTCGGTTTATCGAGCAACGCGGCAGTGTGTTCAAGCGAGAATGGTTGGCCGGTACCCGCAAGATGTTCGGGCACGACTAGCCGCATCCACTCGTGGAAGTACTGCTGGTACCTTTTGGGCACCGGTTTCGTGTTCGCGTAATCTGCAACGCGGCGGTCAAGCGACAGTGACAATGTCTCCCAGCGTTTGATCATGGGAGCACAATTGTGATCTGTGACGAGAGGGGCGGCGTATGCACGTGCACTGATTTCTGGTTCGTCGGCCATCAAGGCCATTGGCCAGTGGACTCGAACATCGACGGGCCGAGCTATCCGTGGAGTCTCGGCGGTCGGCGAGGGTTTGCCGGAGAAATGTTGTCCCATGAGGGCCATCAGCCCGGCTTCTTTGTAGCCGAGTCCGATCATGCGCGACGTGACGGATTGCGCGCTCGACAGGCCCATGAGTGTGTCGTAGTCGATCTTCCTTAGACTTATGCAGGCGTCCTCTCCTTGTCGGCCGAGGCTGATGCTGAGATCGCCGTCCTTCTCGTGGACGACTAGTGCATTCCAGCCTGGGCGGAGGAGTGACGAGTATTTAACCCGCTGCAAGCGCCTGGCGCGAATCGCGAGCGGTGCCCAAGTGAGGCGCCAATGCCGAAACTGTGGCAGGCACCAGACGAGCACCCTGTGGGGCGATTGGCTCCAGGGTCGACTGTGGACCACTTTGTGGTAGACAACTTTTTCAACGCCGCAAAATGACAGTAGCTGCTGCCAAAGCGACGTGATTGGAACACTCGACTCAATGAATTCACCATAGGCGCACCAGTCCCAGATTTTGTGGGTCCAGGTTCCGCCTCCACTGACCTCGTAGGTCACTGTGTCCCCGGAAATTCGGAAGCGACAATCTGCATCGCTACCGGCCACCGACACTGGATTGAAAGTGTGGAAGATGGCTGGATTTCCGGACCCGAGGAGCGCATGCGGGTCGGCGTAGTAGTCAACGTCAATCCCGACAACCACGTCATTGGGGTCGGGTAGTGCGTCAACGATGCCGGCGTGGAGGTCGCCAACGGCATAGTGTTGGTGTATGCCGTGTACGTCATCGCCATCGAGCGCTTGTGGCGCTGGAGACAGCTCAAACTTGCGACCGCCGATTGCGTCGATGGCGCCCGTGATGGTACGGCGCGCCTCGTCGCGGATGGCTCCGGCCTTTGGATGGCCGTTGTCCTCGGTGCGGGTGGGGGTGTCATTGAGGAGATTGTCCAGCGGGTACCATGATTGGGCACCCGGGACCGGTTTCCTCGTGAAATTCGTGAGGGCGCGTTGTGTTGCCCTCAGAACTCGGTTGGTGTCAATTGCTGCATATGGGCCGATTCCCACATAGGCAGCAACAAGTCTGCGATTCCGCCATAGAAGGTAGACGGAACCGGTTGTGGCCAAGGCGAAGAGGAGCGATTTCCTCCCAGGCGTAAGCCAGCGACAGAAGTTGGAGAAGTGCGACTTTAGTTCCGCAGTCTCGATTGACATTTTAACTGTGTTGATTCGTTTTG